CCATCTTGACTATTTTCTCTAGGAAGGTCAGTAGGTTTTATAGGATTTAAATCCTTTCTTTTGTCGCCATCTTTCTTTGCAGGAGGTAAATTTAGTATATCTAGGCTTTGGTTTAGTGTTAAAAGACCAGCATCGTATCCCATAGTTACTCTCTGCATTACATTTAGTGGGCTAGCACTATCCATTGAATCAAACTCAATTTTAGGTAAATCAGATTTTTTATGATTTATACCTAATAAATTAAGGTGTATTGAGAATAAATCAGCACAACTTTGCTCTAAGATTTTGTGCATACGACTTATGGCTTGTACGGCCCACATATTAGCATTGAATGTTGCGGCAAACGTAGAACCTTTTTCTTGACCGGATGCTACTCTTGGAACTTGTAGAACTGCGGCTATGTCAGCGTTTATACTATCTAAAAAGTCACTACTGTTAGGAAGTGCGTTCTCTAAATCAACGTGATGTATTTGTACATAGTGAGGAAGTACAGGTACTTGGTCGCCACGTAGTCCTTCAAAAAGACTAATAACTTCTGACATAATATTATTAAGTCTGTCATGTTGTTCAGCAGGGTCTAGTATATGCTCTATAGCAGACTTATCTATAGTAATGTATTGTTTAGTCATACTGTCTTCAAGAGAAATACGGTTGTTCATACTGTTATATTTCATTCGTATTGCTTGTTTAAGAGCGGAGAATCGAGATGCACCCCATACACCAAATGTATGTCTGCCTTTGTTATCTACAAACCAATTACTTCTGTAATCTACTCTTATATGTAGTATTTCATCGGCAGGTATAGATTTTTCATATGGGCTTGCTTCTCTTAACATATATGTTTTTGGTTCTATTACAGGGTTTTCTCTATTGGCTACAAAGTAAGAACCAAGACCACCTCTTTCATCTACTATGTTAATTTGCACTATAGGTAGGTTTTGTAATTTAGTTATACCTAAACCTTGCGCGCCTACTATTTTATTTATATCGTTACCATAAACCATAAGATTTCTCATAGAATTTATCATAACATCATCAAAGTCAAGGTTTTCCTCTACTAAGTCTTTTATAGCATTTCTGATAGCACCATTCTTGGCTTTATCATAATTAATTTCAAAATTGTTGGCCGTGAGCGATACTGCACGTACCGCACCATTTAATTCGGGGTCAAGTTTTAACATTAGGTCATACATATCAAATTCGTTATCATAATTACTATCTTTGTTTAATCTTTCCGTATCACGAACTATGTCGGGTATGCCGGCTACTGCTTTAAAAGTCTTATTTGTTGGTATTACAGTTGTTTTTAAGGACATTTCCTTTTTTCTACCTAAGACTTTATCCACTAAACTCCTTTCAGCCATGATAATACCATGAATAGGTGTTCCATAAACATTACGGTTTAATCTTTTTGTTGTTTTTTTAATTTTTAAAAAGAATTAAACGCATTACTGCGCCTTTTTTTCTTATTTCTTTTATTTCTTCTATAATGTTTTGAAGAAGTTAAGAGAGAATCCTACCAAATACTATTGAAATAAATAAAGAATTCAAAAAAACGTGATACTGAAAAGCATTAATTCTTTTTGTTGCACAAAAATCAACAAAATTAATTCATGTAAGAGTAATGATTATAAGGGATTGACCATTCACTTTGTGCATGGGAAAGTCTAAAACCCCGCCTCTAGGGTGGGATTTGGTTGAACAATATGCTAAAACAACAAAGTTTACATCAGATATGGAATTTGCTAGATTCCTACATAATTTATCACCGGATAAAAGCATTCAAGCGTGGAGAGGAGTAGTGCAACGATGGAAAGGTGCAAACCCCGATGTAAATTACAAAAAACCAACAATTACTATAAAATCACAAAATAATCCTATGATGAGAATGAAAAGTTATTTCGATGAGAAAGCAGATATATATGTTATACACGTAAATAACGAATTAACCGCAGTTCAAGGAGAAACACATAGGGCTATGAAAAAAGCATACTCTAACGAAGGTAACTCACTTACTATTGACCAAATGGCTCAAGAGTTTGGATTAGCACCTAGTTGGGTAGCAGAATATGTAAAAGTAAACTCTTGGACTCACGGTATGGATATATTTACTGATGAACAGATACAAGACCATTCAGAAGAAGAATTAATTACAGATTTACTAAGAAGTAAGAGACACGCAGTTTCTAAGAAGGCAAGTAGAAAATATTGGGAAAGTGTTCGTAAAAATGCAGAAAAAATGATTACTATAGAAGATGTATGGGCAAATGAATTTAAAGATATTATAGCAAAAGAAAACTTAGCCCCTAAAAAAATCAAGCCTATTAAAATGAAAAAGACTAAACCGTATGCGGTTGTTTTATCCCCTACTGATTTACATTATGGTAAAGGTGGATGGGTAGACGAAGTAGGAGAAGCGTATACTTTAGAAGAAGCACGTTTTAGACTTCTTGACCGTACTAATAATCTTATTCAAAGATTATCCGGTAAACCCGATAAAATTATTATAGCAACAGGTAGTGATTGGTTTCACGTAGATAATGAAGCAGGTACTACTACCGCAGGTACACCACAAGATATGGCGGCAAGTCCGGCACAAATTCTTGTAGATGGTTGTAAATTGGCTAGAGAGCATATAGACTTGTTAAGACAAGTTACTAACATAGAAGTAGTATTTATGCGTGGTAATCACGATAGACATACCGCTTTGGCTTTAATGTTATATCTTGATGCGGTATATGAGAATTGTAAAGACGTTACAATTACTGTAAGCCCTAAACTACGACAATATGTGAAATGGGGTAATAATCTTCTTGGTTTTACACACGGTGACGGTGTTAGAGGTAATGACCTTCCTGCTATTATGGCTACGGAAGAAAGAACTGCGTGGGGAGAACATGAACACCATGTATGGTTTCACGGACATTTACATCACCAAAGATTACTAGAAACTAGCGGTGTTACAATAATACAATTACCTAGTTTAGCAGGACACGACAGGTATCATTACCGTAAAGGTTTTGTTCTAGCAAGAGCAGGAATATCTGCCCATATTATAGATAAAGAACTTGGTCTAATAGGTAATCTGTTTGCTCCGGTGGTATAAATGTGGACTCAAGCAAAATGCGACTCTTGTGGTTGGATAGCCAAGAATATTATGACAAATATAGCACAAAGTGGTAAATGTCCTTATTGTGGAGAAAGTAAATTGAGGCCGTTATAATGTCTAAGTTTAATACAGATTTTGCTATGGCTAGGTCACGTAACGATGTCGAATACTTTTATAAGTGGCTCGGTTACACTTGGGGAACGCATATTGGCGAATGGATGGAAATGTATGGGAAGAGGGGAGATGTTCAAGTACATAGAGTATGTGTTATCGCACCCCGTGACCATTCTAAATCCACTACGTTACGAGTTAAATTACTACATCAATGTCTTTTTGAAAAGTGGAGGAATAAACCTTTTACTTGTTGGATGTTTTCTGCTAGCAAAGACTTAGCAGTAAGAAGATTAGAAGAAATCAGAGAAGACATGAAGAGACACCCTCAATTGAGCAGATATTTAGATACTAGGAGGGGCAATAAACTTGAGTTACGTTTTACAAATGGTGCTTGGATACGTGCAACCTCGGTGGGTAGTGCTATTCGTGGAGAACACCCCGCTTGTATTGCTTTTGATGACGTATTAGATGATAGTGGAGAAAATAACTCTTTTGCCGGTACTGCGGAATGGTTTAGAAAGAAAGTGACACCTATGTTGTCGCCGGGAACTTCTATTTATGTTGTAGGTACTCCTATGAGTATGGTAGACTTATATCACACAGAAATGTTAGAAAACACGGCATGGAAAAGTGGTGTGTGGAGTGCGGTACTTAATTGGGATGAATTTAAGATAGACCCGGAAAATGTAGTACCTATAGAATTATGGCCGGAATACAGACCTATAGATTTCTTGTTAGAACAGAAACAGGCTATGGGAGAATTGTCTTTTATTCAAGAATATATGTGTAAAGTTATTGACGATGAGGCTTCGGTATTCCCTAGAGCGTTAAGTAGGAAGAATTTACAGTTAGATAGAGTTATGGAAACAGACAAAGATAATAAACATAAATACTCTATTGGTTTTGACCCTGCTCATGGTTTAGGACAAGATTATAGTGTTATGGTTTGTTTAAAACAAGATGATGATGGATTTATTCATTTAGTTAATATATGGAGAAGGAATGACTTCCCACCGGACAAACAAGCGGATATGATGATTGAATGGAGTAAAAGATATGGTACACCAGCATTTGCTATTGAGAGTGTGGGTTTCCAAAATTTATATGAAAGTCTTATAAATACAAAAGGTGCTATTTTAGATTACCGTGAAAGTAAAGTAAGTAACAAGACATTAAAGCAAGGATTGATGAATAGACTACGTGTGTGGTTTGAAAGAGAGTTAGTTTACTTACCATATGGTAATGATGAGACTAGAAAGCAAATAAACATATTATTAGAAGAATTAGAAAGTCATGCTTGGAGAAACGGAGAAATACAAGATTTAGGAAGGCATAACGATTGTGTAATGGCTCTTGCTCATGCTATAGACCAATTTTCATATAAGATGCCGGATTTCCCTTCTATATTTAAAACTATGAATAAAGGAGAATGGAATGGTGGAAATTATACACTTAATCGTGGTAAACAACAAGGTTACGGCGGAAAAGTAATGAGGAGGCGAAGATGATGACACCACATGGTAGAAACCAAGACCCTAATAGAGATAGGAAGAATCCTCGCACTGGATTTTATTTTAACCATCTTCCACCGGGTGTTAAGAAACCCGGCCCTAAGAAAAAGATTATAGTTTACCGTGAGAGTATTGATACTATTATTCAGAGTACTTTTCTTAACGAATGGCGTACAGGTAGTGAGATTGCCGAACAAGCAACCAAGATGGTAAGTAAGTGGTGGACTCCTATTAGTGTATATGTAGTTACAAATTATATGCGTCGTTATGTAGCAGACGGTATAGTAGCCAAGAGAAAGCCAAATACAGTTAAACCATATGAGTATAAGCGTTTATAAAGTATTTTTCAAAAAAAATAAAAAAAATCGTTTGAAGTGGTAGCCAATGCCCGAAGTGGCCCGACCGTGATTTATGGCAAGATAGCAAACGGTCTAAAAATGCAGGATACCCCGATTAAGGGTATATACAGAGCCAACGCGGGCACTGTATACACTCGGAGGTCGCAACCTACCACCGCCTAGCCATAAGTGGGCGTTCGCGCTTTATGCGCAATATGCGATATGACTCACTTAGTGTATTTTACTACACCGTTTCCAGACATCAATAAAAAAAAGGAGGATGCCCGAAGGCATCCCCCGATTTGATGATGTGCTATTATGCTTGATTGAGCCCCCCCAAATACTCAGCCGATGGTTGATATCTGAAAGGTATCTTCTCCGCTTCTAGGCTTGAGATATATGCCTCATCTATTGTTACCTCAACACCTCCACATGTTGCGAATACAACAGTTCTGAAGCATGTCTTTTTCTTACCTCCGTCGTTGTACCATGACGCACCCTTGAGCCTTAGGATTCCTGAGGTATCAAGACCTAGATTTGATAGCATCATATACGCATCTAATAGGGTTACTCCGGCATATGCCCACACACTTTCATTGTTGATGAATACCCCTTTTCTTTGTTTGACTTGTACTACGCACCAATTTGAACATGTATCGTATTTATTCCATTGAGACCATGCCTTAAATGTGGATTTAACTTTAGGTACTAATCTGTATGTAACCATCATTAATCCTTTTTCATATTTCCCAGTGATATTATTTCTTGGTAATACCTCGGACGATATTGTAGTATTGCATTTGCCACAATAATCTTTATTTTTTGCAAAGAATCCATCGCATACTTGAGAGCCACATTTAATTCGGTTTTCTGTTATTTGTGATACACTTGATTTGATTTGTGATATTAGGTTTTCACTAAATGGACGAACTACGAAATTTT